TTTTCGCGCCTATCATCGGGGCGTCTACGGCGTCGCAGACCCGGCCGCTGTCGGGCGCGGCCGCATGGTCAGGCTTGGCACCTACGGCGACCCGGCGGCCGTGCCGTCGCACGTATGGGACGCGCTGCTTTCTGAAGCCGCCGGGTGGACCGGATACAGCCACCAATCCGGATTCCGGCCTGACATGGTCATGCAATCGGCCGACACCTACGGGCAAGCGCTGATCTTCTGGCAAGCCGGGGCGCGCACGTTCCGCGTGGTGCAGAACGTCTCAGAAATCGATCCTTCCCGGGAAGTGCTTTGCCCGGCCAGTAAAGAGGCGGGCAAGCGCACAACGTGCGAAGCTTGCAAGCTTTGCGCCGGGCTTGCGACACGGTCGCCTAAATCCGTTGCTATCGTGCAGCATTGATTTGCCGCGCCGCGCCCATATCCGCCCGGGCGCGGCCACCTTGCCCCCGGCCCTCACGGGTCGGGGGTCTTTTCCGTTCCACCCGCAGAGCGCAGAGCCGCAGAGCTCCGCTCAGCGTTCAGCCGCAGAGCGTCGGCGCAGAGCAGGCGCAGAGCATCGGCCATGCTGTCAGACTCGATCAGCGCGGGGCCGCAGAGCAGGCCCGCAGAGGCCGTAGGAGAGGGCGCAGAGGCCCTCCATATTTTGACGTAGGGTGGGTGCGCAAAGCCGCAGAGCACGTATGAGAGGCCACCGCATGAAGCCTGCCGCGCATGCCAAGCAGCCTGTTGCGGGCGCAGAGAAACGCCATCTGTTTTCGAGGCTTTCAGTTCGACCCAAAAGCTCACCCCGGGGATACAAATATGCACGTCAGGAATACCGCCGCCGTGGCGGTTCTCAATCCTCGTCGCGTGACACTTCGGGGGCAGATATTTCCGCATATTTGCCCACACCTTTGCTTCTGGTCCGGCCACTGGGCACCTCTGTGTATTCGGCATCGACGATGAAAGCCTGCGGGTATTTCTGCTGCAACTCCGCAAGGCGGGCGGTGATCTGGTCGCGTGTCATCTGGTCGATGGTGTTGACGTTCTCGCGACGGTCAACCGTCAGGCCCCCGAGTGCCGATCTGATCTTCTCCGCGTTGATGGCGGCAGAAAACTGGCTGGCCTCTTCGGCCCCGCGCGACAGCTTGTACAGCCGTTCAAGCTGGCCGGACAGGCTGACACCGTACAGCCGCTCCTTCTCGTCCCGAAGCTGGGAGATGTATCGGGGGATATGTGGGAAGGACGACCCGTTCAGTAGCTTGGTGGCAATGTCGCTGGCAGCGTTGGGGCTGTACCCCGCCTGCCTCGCGCATTCGGTGGCCGTCAGCCTGCCTTCGACATACAGTTCGCAGAACGTGCGCTGCCTGACAGTGATCTCCCGGCCGTACTCTTCCTCAAGCTCAAGCTCGAAGGCGGACTTCAAGAGAGGGGCAGCATCGACCGTCTTGTCAAACTTCGCACGGGGCACAGGTCCCGGCTTTTTACGCTCGGCCATGTATCAACCTCCAACTTGTGGTATTCCCACAACTCTACAGCGTCAAAAGCGGGCTGGCAAGGTGGGGCAAAGTCGAGTTTCCCTTATAGGCCCGTGGCTCCCAGCGTCATTTCAACCGTTTCAACAACGCTCAGGGGCAGGGCAGGGTAGAGAAGATGGTGTTTTCATTTACGAATGCTGTCCAAGTGTAAAAGAACAAAACATGCCTGTAAATGCTGAAAACCCTTATTTATAAGGGTGAAATGACTGTCATTTACACCAAATAGTTTTTTTTCCTCAAATCAACGCGGGCTTCACACTCACGCTGGGGTCTACGGCCGTATTAGGGAAACTCGCGAAGCACCAAGGCCCAAGGCCCAAGGCCCGAGAACCACCCTTGACGAACCCGTCTCCATCAACTAATTACAAACTACAAACTATGACAGCATGAGGTATGAGCATGTCGGCACTATCTTTGAAGACCCCGATTGACTCGGAGATTGATCGTGGCCTGAGCTTCTTGAAGTGGAAGGAGCTACAGCGTTATGCTGTGAAGGGGTTCAACGAGAAGCTGGAGCTTACCTTTGACGAGCGTGACGCCTCGATCCTGCGTGTGGACTACTCGATCATCGACGACCTTCTTCCCGGCGACAGCCTTTACATACACCCACGCTACGGGGTTGCGCAGGCTCGTGCCGCGGCTTTTAGCAAGGCCAAGAAGCACGGGTGGGCGGTGATGACCCGGAAGGATTACGAGAACGACATCCCCGGCATCCGCGTCTTTCGCATAGCCTAGACCCATGCTTCTCCTAATCTCCTCCGACCACCGCATCCCTGCCAGCAAGGCTTTGCGTCGTGCGCGTCTTGAGCATGGCGGCGACCTGCCTCCGCCTCCGGGCTTTACCCACACTGTCGAGGTATTGGGCGACGACCCCACGCTTGGCTTTGGCGCTGTCTTGGACGCCATGGTGGTGGGGGAGAGCGTGTTTGTCCCAGTGCCGAGGACCGAGGAGAACGGGCATCGGGCCCGGATCATGAGCGCAGCGCGTCGCAGGCAGGTTGCCGTGTTGACGCGGTCGGGCACTGAGGGCCAGACGTATGGCATGCGGGTCTGGCGCTTATCCTGACCCCTTGACACCCTCACTTGTTTATTTTACACAAGTACCACCTAAACCTTAAACCAGAACGGAGAACCAACATGCCTGACACCATCAATCTATCCCTGTCCGTCGCCTACGCGCAGGTGATCATCGACTGCCTCGACAACGACATTGAGCTGAGCGGCAGCGGCTACCCCAATTTCCGGGACGTGGGCGAGATGACCTTCTACCTGCGCCGCGCGGAGCTACGGGAACTGCTGTGGGCAGCGATTCGGGAAGCCAACGCTGCCGAAGAGGACGTGTACGTCAACGCTTGCGACGACGGGAACTGCGAGTGCCGCAAGGCCAGCGTATTCCCTAACAACATCCGCAGCGGCTGCGCTTGCAAGGAGACCGCGTGATGGACAGAAATTCGAAAACCCTCGTCGATCCGGGCGACGGCTGCAACAGGTTCTGCGTCTACATCAGGACCGCTGCGGGGCCTTGGCCGGACAGCATTGCCATCCAGCAGATAAATGGTGGGGAGCATGGCGAAGACTGGCTGACGGACATTGTGCTTTTGACGTGTGAGTCGCATACGCGCAGGTTACTTCGTGCCCTCAAGCGCAAGTCTCGGGTGTTCCGGACATTCAAGGATCAGGGGGGGACGATCATCGGCAGGGCGTCCGATGTGGGGCAGCTTTTGGTGTATACTGAAGACGGCGCGTTTGCCTGTATTTACGTGGAACAGCACGAAGACGCCCTGTATCTGCAAAGCCCTTTGCAGGTGCCTATGCTGATCGAAGCGATCAAGGGTTACGCTGCCGTGCTGGGCTGGGAGGTGGATTGATGCACTGGAATTACCGCCTTGTGAACACCCCGTCCGAGAACGACGGAGAGGATTGGTTTGTGCTGAAGGAGGTGTACTACAACGACGATGGCACCCTGATGGGGTACGCTAGCGCATGCGTCGGCGGGGACACCCTCGACGAGGCCCGCCACGTCTTCAACAAGTACATCTTCGAGGGGGTGGGCAAGCCTGCCCTGCATGAGGATGACTTCAAGAACGCAAGCTTCAAGGAGGTGGAGTGATGCGCTGGCTGTTCATCTGGATGAACGAGGACCTCAACATGGCGTATGAGGTTTATTCCTGCCCAACCAAGCTTGAGGCCGCGCTGCGGTTCAAGACTGACCACCCTGAGGACTTCGCCTTCGCAGTGATAGGCGGAGAGGACTTTGGCGTAGAGGAGTTTCACGCATGACCCACTTCAAACCCTGCCCGGAGTGCGAGGGCCAAGGTTCGGTGCTCTACGAGCGCGTCCACAGCCACAACGTCGGCCGCGACGTGGGCTTCATCGAGGAGTACGAGGACGCTTGCGAAAACTGCGGCGGAGACGGGCAGATCGAGGACGACGATTACGACGAAGAGGAGGGCGATTGGCTCTACCACAAGCTCAAGGACGAGGAGATGGATCATGACTGAATACAAAGAGCTCGGATATCTTGGCGACGGTGTTTACCTGTCCGACGACGGGTATCACCTCTGGCTTGCCGTAGGCCATCACGAAAGCAAGGTGGTAGCGCTCGACCCCGACGTGGCTTTGGCTTTGGTTCAGGCCATCCTGAAGCACCACTACAGGTCCGTGATCAAAGAAGGGGTGCTTGTGAGATTGGTGGGGGAGAAGTCAGATGGCTAAGTGGGAACTGGACTGCACAGCCGAGAACCAAGGTCCGAGGCCCGGGGAAATCCGCGTGGTAAACTACGTGGACGGTGAGACGGTGCCTGTCGATGCCTTCGGCAACAAGGGCAACCCCATCGCCCTGTTCAGGCACCGCATCGAGCAGTTCTGGGACGGCACGTGGGCAGAGATCAAGGTCTACCATGAAGAGGGCGACGTGCTGCGGGAGGTGAAGCAATGACCAAGGTCCGAGAGCCAAGCTCCATCGTCGAGATGGCGGAGCTGTGCCGTCTGGCGCAGCCTCTGGTTAAGTACATGGAGGGGGTAACACAGGACGACATCGACAATGCCGAAGATGTGCTTGACGCACTGGGGGCGTGTGACTTCTACCAGCTTGACGACAGCGTCGTTCGGGCGGTTGACCAAGTGTATGAGCAAACATACGGCGGGAAGACCACTGACGAAATTATCTTGGACGCGGACTGCCGCCTGCCGTCAAACATTTGCGCGTTCTGGTCTCCCGGCTCCAAGATATCTTTCACGGGAAGGGCAAGCAACCTGCCGTTCATGTACCTTGCCTTTGCCGACCCCGATGGATCAGGGAAGAACCTAGTGTTTCTCATATCCCCGTACTTTGGGGCCGTGTTTATGGGATCGTATCAGGTCGGCGTGGAGCAGCCTATTCTTATTTCTGGATACACGGCTGGGATGGACGAGACGCAGCAGCAAGTCCACACCATGAACGTCCTGACCGTCGCAACGATGTGCTCTCTCCTGAACCAGCCCTCGTTCACCAAGCGTGAGCCCGCAGGGTCGAGGCAAGAGCGCCGCGCTGCCAAGCGCAACGGGGGGTACGCCACTGACGCATGGCACAAGATTACGTGGAACATTGGCGAAGAGGTCAAGGCCAAGCTCACCCGCGACGAGCCTGTGCGCTGCATGCCACTGCACTATACCCGTGGTCACTGGCGCAGGGCCGAGGAGGGCTGGAAGAATACCACCCAGCGGAAGGACGGCCTCTGGTATCAGTGGATCGAGGGCTTCTGGTCGGGGCACCCGGCCTTTGGCATCAAGAAATCGTATCACGCACCGAAGATGGGGAACGCAGCATGACCAAGGTCCAAGTGCCGAGAACCAAGAGCCACATCAACGAGCGCGAGGTTGTGCTGGTCACGCCCAAGACGGGGATGCTTTTGCAGATTCCTTTGCTACCTCAGAGCGAGGCTGGTCTGGCCGCGCAGCAGGAGTATGACGAACTGAAGCGTCTGTTTCAGGAGATCGTGGATCACCTGAACGCAACAGTGGGAGACGCAGCATGACCGACCGCACCCTCACCCCCGAGGTCTACGGCGACTTCGGGCTGTTCATGGAACAGATGGGCCTGCGGCCCAAGCACATCGAAAATACTAAGACAACCCCCCAGTCTAAGGTTTATCCCAAGGCCGAGACCAGCGACTGGTACAAGCAAGGCAAGGAGTGCCCGTTTTGACGAGCCACGAAGAGAAGACAAAGATGATCGAGGCGGCGTTTGAGTGCCTGCCCGACGACATGAAGCCGGACGAGCTTTCTGCCCTGCTTCTGACCGTTGTGGACGCCTACATGGGCGACGACAGGTCGGTTGCCCTGAGCTTGCTCTTGACCACGACGATGGTCTACGCCCGCTCGATTGGCATGCCTGACAAAAAGATGGCCATCGTCCTGCGGGGCGCGGCCGAACATTTAGAAGAACCAGAAACCAAGAAAAAGGTACACTGACCATGGAAAACGAACACGACAAGCGTCTCGCCTTCGATCTGGAAGACATGCGCGAGAGCGAGGTTCTCGTCTACTCTGTCTCCTTCTCCGGCAACGCCTATGGCCGAGACACGAGCGGCAAGAACCAAGGTTCGATCTTCTTCCACAAGAGCCAGACGGAGAGGTTTGACATCAAGCCGGGGGACACAGTGCGGACCCGCTACATCCCCAATTACGAGGACCGTCGGCAGGACGTGCCGTGGCGGACGATCTACATCTTCCCGCAGCAGACCCAGCATGAGGAGCGCGGGATCGCAGAGCTTGTGCCCGTGCCGCCCCCTGCGCCAGCCCCTGCCCCAAAGAAAGAGGTTGGCACGCCCGACCTGAAAACTTTGGTCAACGACTTGGTTCTGGAAGGGCAGGTGTGGACGAGCCGCGAGGTTTTCTACAATCTCTTCAAGCGGGACATCGACTACAAGAGGAACGAGGACAAGCTCAACGCCGCCACGATTGGCAATCACCTGCGGGCGCTGTGCCGGGCGGGAAAGATGCACCGCATTGAGATGTTCCGTCATGACGTGGACATCGCACATGCCGTCTACTTCTCTGTCGATCTCGACGCGCTGAAGCCGGAGGGCTACTGACATGTTCTTCCTACGCAAGAGACAAGAGACCATGCCGCACAGGGACGTGCAGGCAGAGGCGGCATTAGGGATCAACAATGCGGCATCCGTGCTGCCGCCCAAAAGGTTTATGGACTTGGTCTACTGGGCCATTATGACCAACCGCCAGATCAGCACTGAGGACATGGACGCGCTGGCCAATCGGCTGTCGCGGGCAGCTTGGGAACGGGGTCGGAAATGAAAGAACTGACAAGCGAAGCCCAACAGGGCGCGATCCACCTGAAGTGGGGCTTCCTGCCTGTGTTTATGGTCCGTGTGGCGGTGCCAGACTGGGGGGTGGGACGGTGGAAGTGGGGTCGCTGGCGCTATGCGCGGCTGACTGAGGTAGTTGACCTAAACTCAAGGCTCATGGGAACATGGAGGGACTGACATGAGTGACAACCCCGTTCAACGGTGGCACGCCCACAACCCCGCCGCCACGCCCACGCACGCCGATCTCAAGAAGGGAGCGGCATATGCAGTGGGCTTTGCGGACGGTCATAAGCAAGCCGACCGCATCGAAGCCCTGACCGAGCAACTCGAAGCCGCCCGTGCTGACGCCAAGGAGGCCGAGGCCTATGCGGAGGAGCTGGAGGCTATGAACAAGAACCAAGAGGCGATGATCCGTCAAGCGGACCGCAGGGGTGATGCTCTTGAAGCCAAGCTGGCGAAGGCGGTGGAGTTGCTCAAGGAGGCGCGGCAAGACCTTGAGGAGTATGTCACCCACGAATGGCCGAA